GACCTTGGAGTGCCAAGTGAGTGGGGGCCGGATTGTATCCTGGTTATTGACTCCCTCACCTTTATGTCTGACGCAGCCTTCGACTTCCACGAGTCCGTTACCCCTGGGTCCACCTCAGGAAAGCATGACATTCGAGCAGTTTACAAATCTGCTCAGGATGCTGTTGAACATGTCCTCGCATTCATCACCTCCGCCAGCTTCCGAACCAACGTCATCGTGATTTCCCATGTCAAATACATGGAGATTGAAGGCGCAACCAAGGGCTATCCTGTTTCCGTTGGCAGCGCTCTGTCCCCCGCCATTCCGAGGTACTTTAACTCGGTCATTCGCTTTGTAACCAAGTCAGGAGGAAAACGTGTAATCGAAACCGTCGCGTCGAGTATGTTCGACCTCGCTAACCCTAAGCCCTTCGAGATGGAGAAAACCCTCGATATCGAAGATGGATTGGCGAGGTTCTTTGCCACCCTACGTCCACAAGTCGTGAAACCGAAACTCAGAAAGGTATAGTCCATGGCCCAGCCTAAACTCGCAGATATCCTCGAAGCTGAATCCTCTGGAAAGGTTGACCGTCCGAAACCGGTCCCGGTGGGGAGCTACCTCGCCAAGATCGTTGGGCAGCCGGAACGGGGCAACTCAGAAAAGAAAGGCACCCCCTTCATCCGCTTCGCTGGGGAGTTCATCGAGGCTCAGGATGATGTTGATGAGGACGACCTCGGGGAGTGGGCAGCGCGGGAGGATGGCTCTGCCCGTTCCCTCCGTGGCACCTCGCTGCCCAAGAACGGCCTGACCTTCTACACCACGCCAGATGCCATTTGGCGGCTGGATAAGTTCTACGAAGACCTCGGCGTGCTGGAGAAAGGCAAGTCGCGGAATGACATGGCTGAGGAAGCTGTGGGGCAGGAGTTCATCGTGAACATCAACCACACCTCCTCGGACGACGGCGAAGCGACCTACGCGAATGTGAAGTCCACCGCGCCGACGGAGTAAAGATCAACCCTGGGAGGGGCTTCGGCTCCTCCCATTTTCATGGAGGGGAAGATGCGTAAAGTAAAAGCATTGGACTTAAAAGCCTCTCGGTTATCCATTAGTTGCGCGGATGGAAGTTATTTTACGTTTGAGCTTAATCAAGATCAGCTTTTATTGTTAATCAAGCAAGCCGTCGAGGCTGTTTGGTTCGGCTATCTTTTGGTGCCTCGTGACTAAGATCGCGATAGTCGGCGAGGCCTGGGGAGCCGAGGAGGAAAAGGAACGCACCCCCTTTATCGGTGCGTCAGGCTATCACCTAACCAAGATGCTGAACGAGGTTGGGATCAACCGGGCGGATTGCCTGGTTACCAACGTCTTTAACCTCCGTCCCAAGGGGAATCGGGTTGAAACCCTCTGCGGGCCGAAGCCCTATGCCCTACCGGGCTACACGGCCCTCCTGAAGGGGAAGTACCTTCACAAGAAGTACGAACCCGAACTCCTTCGCCTCGGTGATGAACTCCTCGAAGCCGACCCGAACGTCATCATCGCCCTGGGCAACACTGCCATGTGGGCGCTCCTTGGCCGCACGGCTATATCAAAATTCCGCGGCACCACGGAGCTATCCACCCACACTGTATCCGGCTTCAAGGTCCTCTCCACCTACCACCCCGCAGCGGTGCTCCGTGATTGGTCCCTACGCCCAGTGGTGGTGAGTGACCTTCACAAAGCCGCGAGGGAATCGGAGTTCCCCGACCTCCGCCGACCCAAGCGGGAAGTCTGGATTGAGCCAACTATGGAGGACCTTTATGAATTCGACCGAACCTACCTGGCAGGAACTGTTCGATTGTCTGTCGATATTGAAACAGCAGGATCGCAAATTACGTGTATTGGTTTCGCACCCTCGCCAGGTGTTGCTATCGTCATTCCATTTTTTGACACCCGAAAGAAGGGAAGAAGTTATTGGGACACTGAGCAACTTGAAAGGGACGCTTGGGCATACGTCAAGGGCGTTCTTGAGAGAGCATCGATCACTAAGCTCTTTCAAAACGGGCTCTATGATATAGCCTTTCTCTGGCGAGCGATGGGGATTAGGGTTGTGAATGCGACGGATGATACCATGCTCTTACATCACTCCCTTCAGCCGGAGTCCCTCAAAGGCCTTGGGTTTCTTGGCTCGCTCTACTGCGATGAAGGCCCTTGGAAGCACATGCGCGCGAAGCATGAAACGATTAAGAAGGATGAATGATATGGGATTCACACCTGGAGACTTTACAACCCAAGATGGCACGAGCTATCATTGGGAAATAAAACACGGTGGAAGAATTGTACTGTGGGATAAGCTTGAAGCGGAGCAGATTCTATCACTTTCTACAGATGACGCAGGTAAAGCTGCATCCCAACTTCAGCTTCTCGTTGATATGGCTCTTGCTTGGTCAGGAGATTTCAGCCGCCCACAAGTAAAACGTGACGAATGAAAATCATCGACACCTCCATCACCGATCCGGAAAACCTCACCCCATGGGAAAAGGAGCAGGTATACAATGGCCTCGACTGTTGCATCACCAGCGAGGTGCTCGGCGTGCTTGAGCCCCAGCTTGACAATCATACCACAGACACTTACAGATTTGCTAGAGAACTACAAGGTCCAGTGCTCGAAATGCGGCTTCGAGGAGTACTGGTTGATCAACATCGCAAAGCAGAAGTCATCGACGAGTACCTCGACAAGCTCGACATCTTCGAAACCTCCCTCGAAGCCATCGTCCGCAACGCCTGTGGAATCTTCGGCTTCAACTGGCGCAGCCCCACCCAACTCCAGGAGCTCTTCTATGATCGCCTTAGAATTCCCCCTGTACGATGGAAAGGCAGGCCTACGGTCAATCGCGGGGCTCTTGAAAGGATTGAGTGCTACCCGATCGCCTGGGCGGTTATACAGCACATTAAAGCAATGCGTGATCTGGCAAAGAAAGTATCGGTTCTCAAGACTGAGATTGACCCTGATGGTCGAATGCGAACTTCCTACAACATCGGAGGCACGACTACTGGAAGACTATCCTCGTCCTATAGTGAGTTTGGGACAGGGACGAACTTGCAGAATATCGAAGAGGCGCTTCGGTCAATTTTTATCGCCGACCGTGGAATGAAAATGGGGTATGCAGATGCGGAACAAGGTGAGTCAAGGGTTGTCGGAGCGATTGAATGGAATCTATTCCAGATCGGCACCTATCTCGATGCATGTGAAGGTGGAGATCTCCACACAAACGTCGCCAAACTCGTCTGGCCACGTCTTGCCTGGACAGGTAATCCTAAAGCTGATCGAAAGCTGGCTGAGCAACCCTACTACCGTCACTATGACAGACGGTTTATGTGTAAAAAGATTGGACACGGTAGTAACTACGGAGGCAAGCCAAGAACATTGGCCACCCAAGCTAAAGTAGATATTGAGTTGATCGAGGACTTTCAGCCGAAGTACTTCGGTGCCTTCCCAGCGCACCATGACTGGCACAACTGGACCAAAGACCAGCTTCGTGACTTCGGCTATCTCGTTTCCATCACGGGACGGAAGCGGTATTTCTGGGGCCGGAAGGATGACGATTCCACCTTCCGCGAGGCGGTAGCCTTTCAAGGCCAGGCCCTCGGGGATATCCTCAACCGGGGGATGCTGAACGTCTGGCGAGAGAACAACTGCCAACTCTTGATGCAAATCCACGACGCAATCCTATTTCAATACCCCGAGAAGGAGGAAGATGAAATCCTCCCCAAGATCGTTTCCCAGCTGCGCTACCCAATTGAACTCGAAGGAGGTCGCCAATTCAACATCCCCTACGGCTGCAAAACCGGCTGGAATTTTGGGGTCTACGACTCGAAGGACAATCCAGATGGTCTTAAAGAATTCAAAGGCGGGGACAAACGGAAGCGGACGCCGGAAGTTAAGCTCATGGATCGACCGGTTCGTTAACTACGCTGAGGAGGAGGCCGAAAGCTGTGCGATTTATAGGAAATGGTGCGGAATTACCGCGATTGCTGCGTGCCTGGAGCAAAAAGTGTGGCTTAAATCTCCCGCCCCGCTTTATCCAAACCTTTACACGCTACTGGTCGGCCCTCCTGCTGTGGGAAAGAGTCGGACTATTGGAGTTGCTAGGTCTCTTTTGGGTACTCTTACTGATTTTCCTTTTGCACCTACTTCTGTAACTATGGCGGCGCTCGTTGATTCCCTCAAGGAATGCGAGCGCAAGTACACCCAGGTCCCAGGACCTACTGTCTTTTACAACTCAATGACACTGGTGCCAGATGATCTCCAAGTCCTCATGTCAACTTACGATCTCAGTCTCATCGCTGGACTCACAACATTCTATGACGTTAACCACCCGTATAGAGAACAAAGACGAACTGGGGATCTCCGAATCGAAATTAAACGACCCCAACTTTCTATCCTGGGTGGAACTACACCTTCACACTTATTTGGATTTATACCTGAAGAGGCTTGGTCACAAGGGTTCACGTCGAGAATGATTCTCGTCTACTCGGATGAGAAGATTAAGAAGCGGGTGCGCTTTACCTTCAACGATCAAAAGAAACCCGATGACCTGATCCATGATCTGAAGATCATCAACTCACTCATAGGGGAGTTCAGCGTCGATGAAAAAGCACTTGCAGCTTTTGAAAACTGGATCGAGGCTGGTGAGCCCCCCGTCCCCTCACACAAACGGCTGGAGCATTATCTTGGGCGCAGGTACCCGCACCTGCTCAAGCTGTCGATGGTGTCGTCGGTTGATCGGGGGAATAGTCTTGTCATCGCGGTCGAAGACTTCAACCGAGCTCTCGGTTGGTTGATTGAGGTAGAGCACGCTATGCCCAGGATATTTGCTGAGGGGCCGAGGTCGGTGGAGTCGAAGGTGATGGAGGAGGTGCATTATTTTATTAAGCAATTGGATATCGCTGGCTTGGGAATCCCCGAATCCAAGGTGAAGAACTTCGTCCTCCAACGGGTATCCCCAATGCAATACAAAGCCTTCTTCGAGGCGCTTGAGATTGGGGGGTATATCAAGCGCGCTGGGCACGATAAGACGACGAAGGAACCACGGTGGATCGCGATGAACCGGGAGGTTAGTGGATCCCTCGGG